ATCTTCACTTTTCCACAAGTTTCCATGATTTTTTATTTTAATTATAACACACTATCTAGAGTATGCAGGGTCATTATATTTTGGATCTGGATAATCTTCCCATGTATTACCCTCATACTCTACTACAATTGGGTTGACATCTTTTCTTTCTCCATACACATGATAGAAGCAATCAGTCACACCTTCAAGAGTTATCTTATTATCATCCCACTCCTTCACTAAAATATTCTGTGCTGATCCAACTGGTTGTGTTTGAACTGTGATAGTGTCAATCACCACAAGATCCTTCCAATAGTCAGGTAACACAATCTCATTATCCTGTGTCCTACCTCTGAAATATACACCAACCTCAGGTCCTTCAATACAAGCGTATCTAAGTCTATGACCTTCACCCTTGCTAGGATGTACCATGTCAAATGGTTTTGGTAGACTGTCAGCAACAGCATGTCTTGATTCTAATCTACCTTTAGATAAGCAATCAACTGCACCAGTAACAAAAACATCACCATCTATTACTAATGCATTGACACCTTGAGCACCACTACCATTACCAACTATACTTACATCACCCTCTACATCTAATGCTCTACCCTTCATCTGTGGTACAAATTTTTGAAAACCTATGTCTGTACCTATATTCACATGTCCAAATGCTATGTCACTATGTTCTCCTAGAAAAACAGGTCCGACTGCTGCAAGTGTGCCCTCAAACTCCTTGTCACCATCAAGTGTCTCTATTGATTGATCGACCTTTGGATCCTCAGGTCCTATGTAAACCTTTCCTGTGTCAAGGTCTCTCATCTGTGCCATAGTTATCCTTTCAGAGTCTTTATTTGTCCATCTATATATTCTCTCATGAACGCAGGGCAGATTTTTGTTTGAGGTTCATGTAATCTAATACATTGGCCAATCAAAATCTGCCATCCTTCAGAATGTGAAACAATTCTTTCTTTTGCGTCTATCGTGATATTGTCTGACGTGATTATAGTGTTGTTGTTTGCCCTTATTTTAATATCATGCTCTGCAATCATGGTGATACCATCTTCACTTGCATTAGTAGATCGTATTTCTATAAGATCAGCATTTAGAATAAGTTTATTCTTTGCTCTTATTGTGATGTCACCCTCTGAATTTATGGAAAGAAATCCATTATTACACACCTGATTGATGAGTGATCCCTTTGTTTTATTGGCACCCTGACTCTCACTAGAACATAATTCAAAACCACCATCCCGAAACAATCTTAATTTTTGACTGTCACCACCATAAAGACCAACATCTCTTGGTCTACCTGTCTCCTTATCCTTTTCATCACCAAATGTCAAGTGACCACACTCTGCGTGTTGAATTGAAATTGGTGGTACTTTTGTTTTAGGATCTGGTTTATCTGTTAAGATAGGTGGTAATCCTCTCTCAAGATTATTTCTTGATCTCTCTACGCTCTCTTCGCTCTTTTTACCTAATGACTCGTCTATTAGTTTTTTCTCTTCTTCATCATCTACTTTATCAATTTCATCAAGACTTGTAAGAACATCTTTAATTCCTGTTTTATCTTTTTTTATTTTAACCTTATCTGCAAGCTCTCCATAGTTTATCAATTGATCTTTCTTGGTCATCCCTTGAAACTTGAGATACTCATCAAGGCTAACCTCTTTATTATTGATGAATGCCTTACCAGTGTCTTGATCAAAAAAACCTTGAACAACTACATTTTTCTTTATTTTTTCAGTGCCTGATGATCCTTTGAATTTTAATGATTGTTTACGAAATTCTACGAACTTATTACGAGCATGCCACTTTTTACTAAATTTTTCATACTTATCTCTCTTTGCTATTTTCTGTTGCAATTCCTTATCATTTGCATATATCTCTGTCATATCGGGGTCGATTCTAATACCACCCTCCATATTCCATCCATCTAATTGTTCTTTTGAATAACCGCTATAACCCATTAGTAGAACCTCGGACAACTAATAACTGTGACCAACCTTGCTTCGGGTACAACTGGATCAGTGTACTCCTCACGTTTCACAAATTTAGTTATGGGTAAAAGTTGAGCACCAAATCCTGTGTTTGTCTCTACGATCAACTCTGGTAATTGAGTGAGTCCTTGATCAATTGGTGAACCTTCGACTCCCACTATTCTACCATCCTCAATGACGGGTACAAATGCTTGACCCGTTTCGCTGCTTACCACAAGATCACCCTCTTCATAGTTAGCACCAGAAGAAATAATAGTTGCATCGACAATTTCACCTATGACATCCACACCCTCAGTATCTGATGCATTGGAGGGAGGTTTGATATCTACATCCTCAGAATCTGAAGGATCTAGATCTGATATAGTAGTGGGATCTGAAGGATCAGAGGTGACTTGAGAATTGAATTCGTCACTTATGATGTTGGATAGATAACCTCCTCCATCTTCTAAAATACTTATATTAGTCACCTTACCTTCATCATCTATGATTGCTACTCCTGATGATCCTTTTCCATTTTCACAATCATCAATGATGGCAACATAAGGAGGCTCTGTGTATCCTATTCCAAAATCCTTCATATTCACTCCTATAATATTACCAGTTTCATTTATAACAGCGTCAGCAACAGCACCTATGCCACCACCACCAAAGATTTCTATACGTGGAGGTCCGCATTTTTTACTTGATACATTACATCCACTAACTAAACCTTCTAAAGGTGATCCCCCTGCAAATGATCCAACCGCATCACCTATGCCACCAATGTTTGGAATGTTAGGGAATGAAAGACCTACTAAATCTGCAATACCACCGACTAATCCACTTCCACTAAGTGTTGTAAACTTACTTAGTAAACTATTCTTATTGATCTGTTTTTTCTTATCATTACCCACATTTGTAAGGAAGTCAGTAGGATTTGGATCACATTGTTGACCCTCACATTCAAACAATGACAACGCTGCTGCTGCAATTCCCATCGCTTTTGCCATCATACTTTGGAAAGTGGGCATTGCTTTTCCAGTAAATTTACTCAATCCACTTAGAAGAGGTGATATCATATTTTGTATACTATTAGTCAATTTTGACATCAAACCAGATAAAAATTGCTCTGCAGCACATAATGGGATATTTAATATATTTCCTAATAATCCCTTGAGAAAATCACCAATCACTTTTTTGAGACCATTTAGAATATTTTCTATTGCACAAAATATTCCATCCTTTTGTTTTTTTGCCTCAATACTTTTTTCAAGAAAATCTGGTGTTAGGAAATCCACTGCTTCATCAACAGCACTGTTTATCTCCTTGAACATTTCAAATCTGGCGGTACGTATTACACCAGACATCGCCCCTGATATTTCTTGTGAAGCGTCATCTATGAGTTCATTCATGTCGACAATTTTATTCACCACAGGATCAATCCATCCATCAGAGAACTGTTCAAGCTCGTTTACTCTGTCAAAGAATTTTTGTAAAGTTTTTGCTATTTCACCTGTTTTTTTGTTTGGATTAGTGCATACTTCTGGTTTTGGTATGTGATATGATTTGTTATCAAAGTGATGTTCTATTGTTTTTTTCTTTTTATTGTCTTTATCTCTTACGGTTTTGTCACTATCAGTAACACCGCCTGACTTCAATATCTGTTCTTGTGCTTTGATTTGAATATGATCACCATATTCTATATTTGGATCAATCTCTAACGCCTTGAATCCTGTCGATCCCTTCTCTAGTTCCTCTTTATATGATATTAAGTCCGTAATGTTATAGTTAGCATAAAATGCTCCAAGTACAACAGGTTGTTGTCCTTCCTCTCCATCAAGAAAGAATCCAACCACCATCTCTCCACCTTGTAGTGAAAAACCTGTGCCTGTATAATTATTACCTGCCCCAAACTGTGGAGATACAAGAAAATGTGCCCATGGTAAATTTTCATCGGATATACCATCCCCACTTTCACTCTCTGCAGGGTGATATCCAAGGATTCTTATCTTTGCTCTAAATCCATTGTCAAAATTTTGATTATTATAGTCACGCCAAACATTGTCAGGGGCAACCTGTGCAATAAACCACTGGAAACCATCCTTACCAAGGAATTCAATATTTGAATGGCGTGTCTCAAGCATCAGTCATCATATACTAAACATTCTGGTTCATCTGGATGTAAGTCGCAGAATACTTCTAAGACACTAGGGTCGTGATGATCCCCTGCTTTGATATCATCCTTGTGGTGCTCTGCATATTCTTCTAGATCATGCAACTCCTCTTCGGTATGATGACGCATTGGTTCAGATGTTTTAGGATCTGCAAGAATTTCTTTGTCTCTTGCGATGTGATCTTCGATAGTTTTCATGTTACTCGTTGATGGTAAATGAGTCTCTAACTAGAGAAAGTCCTGTAAAATCACCATCTGGGTTACCAAATTCATGTGACAATCTGGCAATCATAAATTTGCCATTTTCAGGTGAATTCTTAGCGGTCTTTCTATCTGTATTTATGTTGGGATATTCAAGATTAATTACGTCACCTGCCCTCAATGATAAATTCATTGGCACAGTGAGGTCAACCATTTGAGAATACAGAGCAGAGTATCTAGCACTTGATTGTGCTTGAAATTCTGCTTGTTTTTGTGGTGTGAGCGTATTCAAACCATCTTGACCTATGTTTGTTGTGCCCTGATCTAAGGTCGATAGAATTATTCTAGAATAAGGACCATCATAAATTGGAACTTCCTCATTTGCTTTAACTATATGTTTATTATAGTTAAAATTATGAAACGTCACCTTTCTTGTAAGGACATCGTAATACCAATTTGCAGTGCTGAATGTTCCACTCCTCAGTTTCTTTATAATATCATGACTCTCTTTGAGTTTAGGTTCACTCGCCAGCATAAAATTATTTTTTGGATCTAGTCCACCTTTGTAAGGTGTCATTATGTAAGTTTCTTTAGCATCACTATTAAATATAGAGTCAATGCTTCTAAAATTGTATCCATCTTGTGACTCCCAAAACAAAAATCCAGCACTTCCTTCATCTCCTACAGGTGCTCCATCTGCTCTAAAAATTGATTTTCTACAGAGATCTGCTATTACCTTAAATGGTCTTCTGTAATTACCATAAAACTCAAGAGTATTTGAAGTTGTATCTACAGAATTTATTTTACCTTTTATCTTCGTGCTTATAATATCACTCACTGACTCTGTAATAGATCCAGTGTGTTTCTTTGTAACTCTGGTCGTATGATTGGATAATGAACCTATTGTTTCGCATACGAGCGTGTATATCTCCCTTTTCTGATCAATTATGTGCCCAATAATATTAGTTACTATCAATTTCATATCTATAGGATCATCCTGACTTGGGTGTGTAAGTTTCAATAACACCTCAGATCCACTTCTCACAGGTGCTGAGTTTATAATACCAAAGGGATCTACTATAGATATTTCAACGTGTATTGATGGATCTATTACATCTTCGTAATACTTGACAAATTGTATCTGACCCAACATATTCACATAGTCATCCTCCCTCTCTCCACGAGGAAAGAGAAAAAAATCTTTTATTTTATGACCTTTAGTCCAGATGACCTTCTTATTCATACTGTCATTAGTGCTGTCATCTCAGCGTATTTAGTTGCATTATCGTAGGTGTTACTTATATTTACAGTCTTGACTTCACTCGTGCCACCTTCTTGAGATTGTGGTGATTGTTGTATTTGATTTCCTCCACCTATAAAGATATTATTTTCATTTTGTTGATTTAGAGCGATGTCAGTGTCTGTGGGTTCAATATTTACTGAGGATACGTTAGTATTTTTTTTAATATTGAATTTTTTAGGAATCTTTCTTAAATCTCTAAAAAATCCCTCAATAAGTTTAGGAGCTTGAGTAGATTCAGGTTTGATATGTTTAAAAGAATCAAATAATTGCATTATTTCATCACTATATCTATCAAGTCTAAGAGCATTTTCAAGATATTCTTTCTGCATCTTCATTGACCTTTTATCAAATGTTTTTTGATCAATTTTATTGGTTTCAAATTCTCTTAATAATTTTTCTCTTTTGGATCTGAAAACTTTATTAAGATCCCCTTTAAGTTTTGTTGGACTTTCTAAATTATTTTTTCTCAAGAAATCAAATACTTTAAAAGTTTTATCACCTTCATTAAGTTCAAAAAGTTCTTTAGCTAAATTTTTATCCAATTTATCTTGTATTCTCTTTTTCTTGATAAAAATTTGTCTTCTTCTCTTCATTGCATCTCTTTTGCCTAATATAATTTCTTTCCTATTTTTTTCAAAACCCTTAGTCATTGTCGTAATGAGGTTTTGTTTCTTTATATCTTTGACTATTACTTGAAGTTGTTTTTCCAAGGGCAATTTTGTAAAAGTTGCAGGTTTTTTCCTTAATAAATCAACAATTACTTTTTCACTTCCCCTTAATTTACCTCTTGATAGAATGAGAGCAGTTGCTGCAACTGCAATTTTTGATACATCTTGTACAATGGGTTTTTTAAAAAACTCTTTTATTTGATTGACTGGTTTTTTAGGAATTGGTGTTGGGATTACAATACGAAGAAATCTATCGGGGCGATCATCATCATCACGCTTTACAAAATCAAGTCTTGGGACTCTGATTGCAAATTTGTCTAGCACTCTTTCAAGATCATCATTAGCGTCAGAAAATAGTGTTTTTTGATTTGATATTATATTTTTCTGTATTTCAAATTGTCTTCTTCTATCAGCACCAGTGAATAAATCTGCCAATTTTCCACCTGCAAGTCCACCAATTATACTACCACCTATACCACCTACAACTGTACCTACAGGTCCTCCAAGAACAGTTCCAATAGTAGCACCTGCTTTACCAAATGCTAGTGCACCTGCTAATCCACCACCAGCACCAAGACCTGCCTGTAAATTAGTTTGACCTTCTGCTTTTCTACCTGCAAAATCTAGTCCAGTGCCTAAGACAGCGAGAGGTCCTATTCTACCTAACCTTCCAAATCTACTTAATTTTGCTCCCCTAGATAAAATTGGTGTTTTTTGCCCCCTAAGTAATGCACTAGGTGATCTTCTACGCAATCCTTTTGCTAATATTCCTGTACCAAGAATTCCCCCAAATGTCGAGAGTCCTCTCCTACCTTTTCTTTCTTCTGTACTGCTCCTGTATAACGCTTTTAGTGTACGATTTCTTTCTTCTAAGAGTTTCTTTTTGATGCGTAAGGAGTTTGCTTGTAGTCTTCTTTCAAGTCTATAACTATTACGCAATTCATTAGACAGGAACCTTGATGATCTCCGTGTTAGATTTGCGGTCAATCTTAATTTTCTTCCAATCATGAGAAGGCACCATAAGATCTAAGTGATGCTGCGGAATCAAATTTATCAATCGCTCCTCCACTTGAATTAAATTTGGTTGATACAAATACAGAAGTAGGAATAGCAGAAAGACCTGTGAAACCAGAAGATGATTGTTGCTGCTGAGTATCTCCAAGATCAATAATATTATTACTTACGTTTTTTGACATATTTGTTTTTGTATTAGCAACATTCTTAGTTGGAGATAATAATGACAAATCTATATTCTCAATTACAGATTCAAACTTATTTGATATATTATCACCGAAGAACTCATTATTAATTACATTATCAAATGATATTTGCTTACTTATATTAGAGATATTATCAACGTTTTGACTTATAAATTCTTGTGTATTATTAAGAATATTATCTGAAGAAATATTACCCTCGGTAATATTTGTATTTTTTTCACTTATAAAATTACTTACAACACTGCTTTCGTTTGTTATATCAGTATTAGTGACATTTTCATTTCTCGACAAATCATTATTTTCTTCTAATTTTATATCAAAGAATTCTTCAAATTGTAATTTTGTATCATTTTCATAATCATTAAATAAATTTTTGATTCCGTCGAGAAGACCACCAAAAAATCCTTTATCTTTATCTGTATCACCTACGTTTTCTGTCGATTTATCTTTGTTTGATTCTATATCATCAGAAGCATCATTAATAACATCGTCAATGTCTTTTCCTTTCTCTATCTTTGAAATATTGAGAGTGCTTTGTTCAATCTTTTTTCTATTTTCAAGGTTTATGCCGTCCAATATTTCTTCAAATCTTGCTAAAAGTCCTCTATATCTTACAACATCTGATTTATTGATGGTTTCTCTACCAATTATATTTCTCTTTGTGAGTTCTTGCCTTCTCCTATCACCCGATTGTTGTCCTTTTGCTAGTGATGGTATGATAAGACTAGCAGCGAGTGCAGCAGTGATAAGTAAAGGATTACGAAATTTCGATGCTCCACCTATATTTCGTGCTATTCCAGCAGTGGGTGTTTGTCTACCACCTATCAATCCCCTTACAGCGAGTGCTTGAATAACTGTTCCAGATATAGTTTCTATTATTTCAGGTGCCATCAGTAATGATGCCAACCCTGCTCCCTGCAAACCACCCTTTATATTACCACTTGCAAATTGTGATATAGAAACCCCTGCTGCCAAACCTGCTAATGACCTTCTAAGTAATTTTGAAGATATACTTTCTAAGTTTTCAGAGTCTTTTTTAAGTATCTTTGTTTCTTCGTTATAAAATTTTTGCTTTACCCTTATTTCATTTCTTATTTGATTTCTCATCTCTTTCATTCCACTACCAATGCTATCTAATTCTGAGATAACTTTGCCAAGAGATATTAGTTTGGGTCTCTCAATATCTTTCGCCCCCTCTGTTGCTCTTCGCAACATCCTATCTAGACCACCTTCTAACCTACGATTGATCGGAATCATAGGTGTTTGTGGTTGATTCTGTTTAGAAGGAGTTTGCATTAGCGTTTTGTGCTTGTTGTGCCTCTAATTTAATCTTCTCAAGATACTTCACAAGGTAATTCACATACACTTCCTTTTCCCATGGAATCATATTTTCAACATCACTTAGTGACCAGTTATGATGTTGCATTAGAGAAAAATTAGTCTCTAAAGTAGTATCAATACTGGTATGATATAGCATTATGCGAAAAAATTTGATAATCCCTCAATTAGGACATCAGAATCTTTATTCGTTTTTGGGTTGCGGACTGTTCCTTTATATTGTAATTTTGGCATAGTTGCAAAAAATTCCTCAATCAATCCAAATTGTTGAGAATTCAATTGCTCAATGAACTTTAAGAGTTCTTTCTTTGTGCAGTCCTCTGCACTCCATGCCTCATCTGTTGTAAAGATAGTGTCTATACAATCAACCACAGCGTCAAATGCTCTATCGATTCTATCACTATCTGCAATACCAGTAAAGTTATTATCTAAAAATTGTTGCATAGATGGATACTTCATCTTGATATTGATGTCACCACCTAATTGAATCATGTTAGTGTGACCCTCTGGGACTTCAAGTTTTATATCTGACAAATTAATGGTAAGAGGAACTTTTGTCTCATTGTCATCTTGACAAGTGACTAATAATTCAACAGACTCACCTATTGATTTACCCCGTATGTTCAAAAATAGATACTCTAATTCAAAACTGGGTAATTTTTCAACATCAATCCCACGAGAGACTATGCATGACTTGAGTACAGATTTGAGTGTGGCACTTATATCTGCATCAGATCCGTTCTCAAGAGCAATAAGTAAAACTTTCTCCTCTTTGACAAGGAATGGTCTATACTTTACTTTCTTGTTAGATGATATGAGTTGCAATTCAAATGTAGGTGCAACGACCTTTGGTAAAGGCATAATATTTTTTATTCAGTGTATTTATTTAGCGAGCAAATTTAATTCATGTTCCAAAATCTTGATCATCAAAATCTCTCCCCTCACTGTCAGTTGAGGAACGAGTTCCTCCTCTACCAAATTCAAAATCATTTCTAAAAGGTGATGCCCCTACTATACGTTCAGATTCTCTACTTTCTTGAAATCTACTGCCAGATCTGGAGGTTCTATCAATGAAATATTGGTCATACTTAAATGTTATTGTTGTTTTTACTAATTCAGCACGTCCATATGCAAGTGGAGAAGCGACAATATTGCTTGGAAATATATTTATTATTTTATAAGTGATGCTACTTGGTAATTGATTGTTGAATCTACTTGTCTTATTAAGTTTAGAAAATTCATCATTGACATCCTTACTGAATGCTGTTATCTCCATATCACACTTATAGGTCTCAGGGTACTGCATTCTCTTGAACGCAGGGTTATCCCTACCACTTGTAGGTGAAATATATTCCATCCACGCATTGAATACATCATTTGTGTAGTAATCTGTTTGTGAATAGTAGGTCAATATAATATCTGGATATTCTCTAAATGTGGCATATTTCTGTGTAATTCCTTGTCTAAGTCCTGATATAGATGCAGTTTTTATATCAGATCCTGGTAAAAATGCTTCAGTGCAGAACAATGCAAGATCTGAACCTGCATCCTTTTGATCATAAAATCCGTGTTGATCTATAAATGATTTCAAACCACCTTGTGCCTTATTAAAATTAATACTTACATCATAATTATTATTAAATGCTGGTTGAATGCCAATAGTTCTTTTTGTACCTCTCGACAAATCGACGGTAGGTAAGTAAAATCTACCCGATCTAAATGCTTCTGACCTAAGTGCCATCTAAATATAAAATGTTACATACTATGTATGTCATATAAAGGTAAATTCAGACCCAAAAACCATAAAAAATACAAAGGTGACTTCCGAGAAGTCATCTACAGATCTTCTTGGGAATTGAAATTTATGCAGTATTGTGATACAAATAAGAGTATAGTGAAGTGGTCATCAGAGGAAATAGTCATACCATACAGGTCGCCAGTGGATAATAGAATACATAGATATTTTCCTGACTTTTATGTCAAATACAAAGATCTCAGAGGTAATTTTCAAGAAAAGGTGATAGAAATCAAACCTGCAAAACAGGTAAAAGAACCAAAAATGCAGAAACGAAGAACAAAAAAATATGTCTCTGAGGTATTCACCTACGCCACAAATCAGGCAAAATGGCAAGCAGCAGAGGATTTTTGCAAAGACCGTAAGTGGAAATTTCAAATACTAACGGAGAAAGAACTTGGAATATAGCAACGTTTTCCCATCATCAATTATAGTAGGACAACCTGAAATAGGAGAGTTGTTATTGTATCAATATACCGCAAAATACGCACAACAATTACCTTTTTACGATAGAAATCCCATGACTTATATCGTTGCCATGGAAAACAATGCATTTTATGGTGTAAACTTACATTATACAAAACCATCAAACAGGTCGGGAGTGCTAGACTATATTCTTGCAGATCAAGATTATAGTAAGTTGCCAGGATTCAATAAATACCTAAGATCTTACGTAAAAGGCATGTTCCTACAATTAAAAGGTGATGATGTAGATAAGGCACTAGGAATGCGTCTTGAGAGGTTTGTGAGAGATATAGGAAGTATTGAATTGTCATTGACAAATCAAAAAATAAGGAAAATGATAAAATGAGTGTTTCACCCCTCGAAAATAAGGCTCTAACATCACCCACCGTTGAATTTACACTTCAAAATGGGCAAAAGGTTCAAATGACAGTAGTTATTGACTTAGAAAAAAATACAGGTGAACCAAAATTTACAATGGAAGTGCCTGATGTTTTTGTACAGAATTATATAAAAAGTAGATCGTTTAGTCAGTCAAATCACACACGAGAGGGGGTTGTAACTGATGAAGTGATGGAAATAATTAAGAATGATAATAATGGTATTGTGAAATCTAATTATGACTACGTTATTAATAATATAAAAGAACAAATAGAGAGTGAGGGTGGAAATGTACAATTATTTAATGACAGATTAAGTGAGAATGGAAATGCAGACTCGGATTCAAGTATAGCAAATTCAAATAACAATGAAAAAAACAATGATGAAGTAATAAAAGACACTGATAGTGAAGGCATTTCAACCCCCGAATCAATAAAAGATTCACAAGTAGAAAATGAAGACTTAGTGTATCCTATAGACATGTTTACAGGTGCAGATGGCAGTATTACAGGGGGTAAATCTCAAGATTATATCTTCATAGAGCAATTTCAATATACACCACCAAATCCCGAAAAGGGCAAAAAATTATTGTCTGGTGGTGAAGTTGTAAATAATAAAAAAGAGACACCTATGAATTTGCCACCCGATGTTCTCAAATATGGTGTAAGAAGATCTAATAATATAAGTGACCGTTTTGGAACGTGTGCACTTCCAATACCCAATCAATTAGATGTGAGTAATGGAGTGAGTTGGGGACAAGCAAGAGCAAACTCAGTTGAACTTGCAGGTTTCGGTGCTGCGAATACAGGTGTAAGGGATGCTTTAAAAAAAGGTGGTAAAAGTATATTAGATTTACTAAAGGACGGTACAGAGGGGGCAGGTAATACATTTAATACACTTAAAGAAGCAGTGCAAAATCCTGATCCAAACAGACCAGATGTAGGTAATATTATAAGTGCAACTTTAGCAAAAGCAGTATTAGCACAATTAAGTATAAATGTTGATATAGATCAATTTATTACAAGGCAAACTGGTGCAGCAATAAATCCAAACTTAGAATTATTATTTGGAGGTCCTCAACTTAGAACTTTTTCTTTCGTGTTTGATTTTGCACCTAATTCTTCAAAAGAAGCATCCATGGTAAGAAGAATCCAGAGATGGTTTAGACAAGGTATGTTGCCAGCAAGAAGTGGTGCGTCAGGTGCAAGACCTACCTCTTTATTTTTAGGATCTCCTAATGTTTTTAGAATTGCATACAAAAATAGCGGTCAAAGAATTAAGGGTCTAAACATAATCAAGATATGTGCCCTTACATCATGTCAAGTGAACTTCACTCCCGATGGAACATATCAAAGTTATGAAGATGGTGCTGCAATTTCACAACCAGTAAGAAGTTCAATGAAAGTCACATTCAATGAGCTTACTCCAATATTCAGAGATGATTACAGGGAGGATAGTAAATTCGTCAGAGATCCAAGTTTGGAAGATCTCGGTGCAAATCTTCAAGGACCAAATGCAATTTCAGACCAAGATATAGGATTCTAATGGCATACTTCGATTTATTCCCAGATGTGGAATTACCATCTTTCTCAGATAAACGTAATTCTAATCTTGATACTATAAGAGTAAAAAATCTTTTCAAAAGAGGAAAAGTCCGTGAGGACTTTTTTCAAAATGTAACCACTTTCAATAAATTTAGAGTCATAGGTGATGATAGACCTGATAATGTCGCTCATAAACTCTATGGTGATGAAGAACTTGATTGGGTGGTGCTTTTATCAAATAATATAATCAATGTTCGAGATGAGTGGCCTATGAGTCAATATGATTTTTCAAGGTATATTGATAATAAGTATGATAAAACTCAATTGAGTCAAATTCATCATTATGAGACCAAAGAATTACGATTACCAAATAATGTGCTTATTTTGCAGGGTGGATTATCAGTTGATGCAGATTTTACATACTCTTACTCATATAACGGTGTAGAGTATAATATTAATGAAGTGATATCTGTGTCAAACATTGAATATGAAACTAAGAAGAATGATGATAAAAGATCAATATTTGTTATAAAACCAGAATATGTCAGTATTATCATTGAAGATATGAGAGAGATAATGACTTATACCGATAGTTCTCAATATATCAATAGAAAGTTGAAAAAAGGTGATAATTTACGTATTGCTGAACCTCGATAAAAAACCTTAAGGTAAAAAAATACCCCGAATTTTTTTTCGGGGTATTTTGAAATCAAAGGTCGTTTTTCCCTACTGGTAATGAATTCCAATGTGATATCCAACAGATACTCTATCCAATACTGTTCTATTCGGACTGACGTAATGAATTAAGTTACTGTTGAAAAAAAGACCCTTATTCACTGCTGGTTTGAAATACATGGCATTATAATCTTGATCTGCTATCGTGCATGTATTGAGCATTTTATTAGGGTATGGGTTCATTACAACAAGGTCACCTGAATTTCCAATAGCTTTCAACCACAATACACCACTGAACTCACCAACGGTGTGATGATGTACATTATTGTATGCACCTGGTGGATTGATATTACAAAACAACTTTGTAAATGAATACCAATACGGTTCCTTGATTTTGTGATGACTTATGTACTTTTTGAATTCAATCTCAATGAGTCTTTTGATGGGAGGGAAATCGAAATTCTTTTGCCAACCACCATAGTTTGAATGACCATCTGACTGAGGTTCTTCTTTTTGCAGTTCGTAAACATAATCTAGACAAGATTTTACGACCTCAGGATCTGCATCGTACATTCCAATTGTTTCTTCAAATGAAGTAAATTCCATTACTCCTCTGCTAATCGTTGAAAGTATGACAGTGCATCGTCATCAGTAGATGCAGCACTTGCTCGATGGTTTCCATCTACAAGTGGTGCGGTTACTATCTCTTCCTCTTCAGTTGCAACCTCTGCTGCTACTGGTGGACGTGATGTGTTCAATACACTATTCAATCTCTTCTCAAGATCAGCGTATGATTTGAACTGATCAGCAGCAGTAAACTCTTCGAGAGAGTATTGCTTTTTCCAAATTGCCTCAAGTGCATCGTCATCATCGAGAAGAGCACTGGTAGCAGAGAACTCAGATGAATCGTAGTTACGATAACCTGCAACATTCTTCGCTTTCAACTTGAAGTTAGCACCCTTCCAAAAATCAAATGGATCGATTGCTTCCTCGTCCTCAAACTCAGGTTGCATTGCTGCTGTGAGTTTGTCAAAGATCTTCTTACCAAACTTGTATAGAAACACTTTACCCTCGTTGTCTGGGTTAGTAGGATCTTTTACAACATAGATGTTACTGATGTATGTAAGTTTCCTCTTCTGCTTACGTGCAAGGTCTTTGTCTGCATCGTTGCCACTGTTCCATAGCAAACGATTGTACTCAGATACTGGATCTTTACCACCAAGAGTAGTAAGACTGTTCTCTATGTACCAACCACCAGGTCCTTG